CAAATGAGTTGATGTTCATGTTGTTGGCAACACCGTCCAGATCAGTTTCCGGCTCAGTATAAATCATTTGAGTCATGCCAGAAATCCACCGATCCAACGGATCACGCAATATCACAATGAATCGACATGGTGTAAGATCAACAATGTCGTAATAATTGATATTTTCAGCATCGCAATTTATACCTTGATTGAACTGTAGTGATATCCAACTGCTTGCATTTTTTGGAATATTTACATAAATCAACCGACTAATACCATATAGCACCGGGTCAACATGTATGACTCTACTTTGTCCCATTTGGTGAAATTTGCTATTAGCCAGTGGCCGGATCATTTGCTTTGTGCTGGTAAGATGTAGTTGTAAACAGCGATACCTGAGTCTACTGTGATCTTGGCAGCACCATCATCACTGATACGCATGACCTTGTCACCGGTCAATGCCAAGATACTCATGACTTGTTGGGCAGGCCATGACCATGCACGTTTTAACTGACCATTCACACCAGGATGGAACACAAAGTTGCCAGCGTGTGTTGAATGATCACCAAAGAAAAACTTCAAGTCGCCGTTTTCAGTCTTGGCTTGGAAATGTGGTTCTTCAGCATTGGCCTGTGCCTGCATACGCAATCGCTGAATAGCAGCCACAGTAGGCTCAAACTCAATATGCCAGTTCACACCTTTGAACTTGGGTGTCTTGAGTTTTTCAGTTACGATGGCTTCGGCCATGAAACGATAGTTATTTTTAAAGTCTCCTGCGGCATTTTCAAAGTTGATGCCGTCTGGCTCACCGCCTGCCTTGCGACTCAAGCCGAGTTTGGCGTTGTCTTTGTATTCTTGCAGGTTTAACAAGATTTTGAGTTTGGCCAAGTTTGGCATGCCAAATGTGCCCACAAAGTCTGGATGTGGGTTTTTGAATTCGCCTTCTACAACCACACTCATGTCTTCGGCCAGGCCTACAATTTGTGTGGATTTGTCGTCGCCTACAATCTTGATCAAGTCAATGCAGCCAAGATCGTGTGTGTGTTGTACTAAGTCTAATAGATAATCTCTCATGTTTTCTCCTATGTGTTTGATTATAACAAATATATTTAGATTTTGCAATCATTATCGACGAATTATTCTCGCCAAAACTTGACCGCCACGAAGACTTTGGATTTCTCCTGGTCTACGCATTTCGAACCAAGCAAGATCACCCGAGCCGGTGTACTGCTCAATAATTTTATAGCCAAGATTTCGGGCTATTGTTTGTATACGATTGCCTGGAGTATAACACATCCAAGCATTTTCTACTGCTCCGACCCCATACCAGTTGTCGCATTCGTTGTAGGTAAAAACCAATGCGCCACCTGGCCGTAGTTTTTGATATATCTCTATCAAAAACTTTTCAATCATCTCAATGGGTTTCCAGTTAAAGTAATTGTAGGCAAACACCAAACCAAATTGATTATTAGGTAGTGCTGTAAAAATCTCTGTGTCTTTCCAATCGTTGATAACGTATGGTCTCAATCTGTTTTGATATTCTTTAGTAAACGGATTTATGGCAACATCGATCAATTCTCTATTATGATCCACAAGATACAACGGATCCATTGGCACCATATCTTCTATAAATGTTTCACGTCTAGCACCAAGAATCATACCAGGTAATCGCCAATCAGTGTAGTTTTTTATTGTGTTGCGCAGATTTTCATTATCATTAAAATCAATAGGAAGTTTGCGATTGATCAAGTGCTCTACAGTTTCAAAGCACATTTCCTGTTCGTAACGCTTCCAACTTTCTGCGTAGTATTCAGGTGCTAGCCGATCAACATCATTTCTCAACTGTTGCTTTAAGGCTTGCAGTGACTGATCAAATTTTAAAATACTTTGCTTGACACCTGCTAGACGTTCGTCCAACTCAGCAGTAGCAGAGTGATACTGCACATCCCGGTTTTTTACCAAATGAAGGATGTCATCCAGCTTGTCAGTAATATTACCATAAGCTGGATCCATGTCGGAACTTTCCAACCGGTTCAAATATGCAACAACTTGGCTCAGCTTCATTCGAATGAGAACAATGATGTAAACGTGTTTTCTGTGTTGGTAGCAGACGCAAGGTCCCACTCCAGCACACCCAGCAAGTTGTCAATCTTTTGATCCACAACTGTTGCTTCCATTTCTGAGTCATCAAACGGCAGTTCTTTAAACCACTGTGGCAAGTGCATCTCATCTGTGGGATAACCAATGCTGGTCCATCCAAGTGCATTTGATTTCAACTTGCACACAATAGTTTTCATGCCGTCCACAATCTGCATGGAGTAGTTGTCTGAGTGCATTCTACGCAGGTTGTTCCAGTTGAGTGCGGCTCGCACATGTCCGGGCATGTTGGCCCGACCCAGGCGCTCTTCTTCTTTGCCATACTTGGTCAAGTTATTCACACGCTTGGGCGACCCTTTCTCCCAGCCCGGCCGCTCTTTGAATTCATACTTGAATTCTCTAATGCGTTCAATGATAGAATCACGTTGTTCACCTGCTAGTGCTTTATTTAGAATTTCCAACAAGAAGTCTTGAATTACTTTGGGTGTGTCCGAGCGTTTCAAGTCCAAGCCAGTGGCCTTGGTCTTGCCAATCTTGCCTTCCACATCCAGTCGCTTGCCTTCAATGTCAATGGCGTTCACAGCATAACGCTTCTTGGTAATGAACAATCCACGATCGGCCACAGTTTCTCTACCGCACTTTATTAGCGAGCCCATGTCTCGTGGACAATGAAATGCTTGCTCCATGAATGCAGGGAAACTTTCGTTGACCTGTTCAGCAAGGCTATCATACAACTGGATACAAATCTCTTTACTCCAGGCCATTCGGCCTTCCTTAACCTCGTTCTCAAGCGCGGGCCATGCTGAAAAATAACATGAGTCCGTATCACCATATATGACTGCTTTTCCAACATGGTCATACTCGCCTGTGATGAGTTCGTTAAGATAAGCATCCATGTGTTTCGCGATTGAACGACCAGCAAGTGTCGTCGATTGTCCAATACGCTTGTCAAAGAATCTACAGCCCGGATTAAGAATAGCCCCATACAAACTGTTGAGGTTAATCTTTTTAACCAACTGTCGCTTGTCCCAGAAAGCGATTTCTTTAGCATCTTTTGCTTCTTTCTTCTTGGCTTGCAGTTCCTTGCGCTCTGAATACCAACGCTCTAACAAGCCGGGAATGATACCTTTTTTCTCATAAGTGAGAATGGTACCGTTGGCAGTGAGAATCCAAGGTTGATGGGAATCAAAGATCATGTGCCAGATTTCCATGGCCGAGTGAACTGACTCTTCGCCGCCTTCCCAGTCAATGGTGATTTCTGTGCCACGCTGTTGTTCCATTACTGCTGTGTATTCTAAGGTAGCAAACAAGCCTTCCCATGCAGCCGCAAATGAATCGCCCTTGGCTATGCGTTCTTTGATCAGTCGGTCAGTCATGATAGGTCGCAACTGTGCCACCACAGTTTCTGGACCCATGTTCATAGCGCGAATAGCACTTGGATACAGTGAGTTGATATCAACTGATCCAATCCATTCATGCAAACCCTTTTTAGGATATGCCACATAAGCGCCTGCGGCCTGTGTGTCTTCGTCTGTGAGTCGTTGCTTGCGATTGGGCACAACCATGCCACGTTCATGTGCTTCGTTGATGATGGCCTGCTCAGTCACTGCCACAGCACCCATTGTGGTTTGTAGCAACACAGTATTGGCATGTGCCAGTTCATTGGCCAAATCCAAAAAGCGCAGTTTCTTGTCCAACTTGCCAATCAGCATGGTGTCTTGGCGGTTGTATTCAATAAACTTCTTGAAGTGTTGGTTGTACAACTGATCCAAGGTGCCTTCGAACTGTGTTTTGCGTTCGCCCAGTTCGTATTCGCCAATGGCATCCAATGAGTATGAATGGCGTTCTTCGTAGGTGTATTTGCGATACAACTGCATATAGTCCATATGCACACGACCAATCAAATCATAGGTTTGATTCTCTGCACCAAAACGTTCAAACATCCTTTGCTTGGGAAACTGTCCCCACAAACAAAAACGCCGTGTGTCATCCTTGCTGAGTATTTTTGTGGTACGATTCACCGTATACGGAATGTCATAGCCTTCTGAGTTCCAGCCGGTAAGCACATCAGCATCTTCAATGATGTCCAAAAACATCTTGATCATTTCTTCTTCACGCTCAAACAAGATGGTGTTTTCAAATTCACTCACCAGTTCTTGTGCTGTAGCCCAACTCAAATGCTTGGGAGGCACAGCCAATGTGATCAACTGATCCAGCCAATCCAAATATACAGATATTGCAGTGATGGGATTGAAAGGATCTGTCACAGGCGAGAACCCACGCTCTTGGTCAAATGCCACTTCAATGTCAAAAAACGCTGTGTGTATTTCGGGAGCATCTTGATCTTTGTAGTTGTCTTCCAAACATCTAAAGATGGGATTGATGTCTGACTCATACAACTGCTTGCCAGATTGGCTGCGAACTTCCTTGCGAAATTCTTTGTTGTTGCGTGTTGAAAATCTACTTACAGGTGTGCCATAGATGCTTTGAAACTTGCCTCTGGGGTCGTCGTAGTAGAAGATGTAGTTGGCAGGATACTCTCGGTACTGCCTCACGCCGTCGCGGCGTTCTACAACATGAATGCGATCGTGTTCACGATCAAAAAGTGCGTCAATATAACTCATTGTTCTCCGTTTGTGGCCGGACTGGCCTTGCTACATGCTCGTAATGTGAGCGACTCGCAGATATTTATAGAGTTTTACCAACAGTTTCTAAAATAGTTTCCAGGGTCTCGTGATCCTGTTTCTCTTTGCCAAACTCGGCTTTGTGTGCCAGCTTGATGGCCTTCTTGAGAATGGCAGGTTTGATTTCTAACTCTTCGGCCACAGCCTTGATGGTATCAGTTAGTC